CTTCCTTATATGCAGTACGGTAAGGATATAATGGGCCAAGTCAAGGACAAAACAACTGTTGCTGCTAGTAAAAATTCTGAGATCGAAGGGAGTGGTAATTGGGAAGATAGCAAATTTCTCCTTTGGTATATGAAGAACGCCAATAAAGTAGATACCACTGAGATGATCAATGAGGTTGGCAATGGCAATTTAGCAGAAGATAACTATGCGAGGGTTGCTTACAAAGCTGAGGGCCATAAGCCGGACAGTAGGCTTTTCTTTATGGCTCCCCCTAAATCTAGGATTCTCCTTGGCGAACTAGAGGCCAATTTAGCTAAAGTTGCTTCTTCTTATCCAGGTAGCCTTCAAGGTAAAAGTGTGCATGATAAGAAATATCTGATAGATACTCTAATGGACCTCAACAAAATGCCGCCAGGTATGCTTTATGAGAAGGAGAGTGTTCCCAAGTTAATAATGTTTGATTGTACAAAGTTCTCTCCCAAGAGTAATGGCAATGTAACGAAAAATTACCATGAGTTTTGGGCTAAGGTGTTTGGTATTCCTGAAATTGCTGACTTGTATAAACTAGGCCCTGAAAGTGATATCGTGCATACTACGGGAGGGTTAAAGATGGAGTACAAAAACAAAGGAGCTGACCTTGAGGGGTTCAGGGGCCGTATGATGACCATGTTCCATGCTGATATGCTGGCTGCTGCGTGTAGGCTTGCTCATGAGGAAGGCATCATGGATGGGAAGGGCCAGTTAGCTGTGTTTATAGATGATGGTGCTCTGAAAATCTCGATTATTGGTAATGAGGAAGAAGCTAGGGACAATGTCAATAGATTTCTTGAGATTATGCAGGAGGTTTATGCGGCTGCTGGTCAGGATAACAATCCAAGTAAAACTTGTATTTCATCCGTTGGTGCTGAGCTTCTAGCTGAGGTTTATGTTAAAGGTAAGAGACTTCCTTGTGCTCTTAAGGCTTTTATGAGGATTTACCCTGATTATGACAATCCTGCTATCCAGATTAATGAAGAATTCGATGCCCTTTTTGCTGCGAGTCAAGGTGCTGTCAAGGATGGAGGTGACTGGATTAGTACCTATAAGATGTACACTTTGTGTTGCATTAGGGCGCTAAATAGGTGGGTCCCTAAAGAGTTTAAGCTTACTGAACCTACAAAGTTGGCTGTCCAATTTATTACCCCCAAATGTTATGGTGGCTTTGGACTCATGTCTTTTCAGAACCTTGTAACAACTGCTACGTTTAACCAAACAACTGAAGGTATTGGGATGCTTAATAGAGCTGCTAGATATCACCCATCTTTTCGTAAGGCTATCAATAACATCCTTAAGGTTCGTCTAGTTAAGCGTGATGCTCTTGGTATTTTAAGGGATCCTACCAGGGTCAGAGTTGCCAGGCCTTGCCTAACTGAGAATAGGTTACTAATGAAGATCATTGAGTGGCTTGAGAACCGAGGAGAGTACGCTACCCCATTCCTTACAAACTACAAAAGCGAGGAACTTATCACTCACGCTGAAGCTGTCGCAAATGCGATTCTAAGCACTAAGCACGTGTCTGTTCCTGCAATAAACCATGCTTGGAAATCTACCCCTTTGGCATATGTCGAAATGGTTGTAGGAAAATTCAGGCATGCAAATACAATCATAAACTTACTAGGATTCAGACTGGTGGGAGCCGTGAGATTGAAAAATTTAGCTGAAGTCAAAGACGTGATTGCTTTATCCTTCTAGTTTAAATGATGCCTATTTCTGTCAGTTGGGCTAAGATTGAAACTGAGGTTGTGAAGTAAACAATGATTGTCAGGACCCC